CTAGCGTACGCTCTGGTCACGGCGTTGGGAAAACAGCCCTTGTCGCGTGGCTTATCATGTGGTTTATCCGTACCCGACTAAACCCCCAGATCGTTGTCACGGCTGGAACACAGGCGCAGCTTGAAAAGAAAACATGGAGGGAATTGGCAAAATGGCACAAGGTAAGCCTGTCAAAAGATTGGTTCGAGTGGACGGCAACGAAATACTACCTCAAGGAAAACCCAGAAACGTGGTTCGCAGCGGCAATCCCTTGGAGCGAGCACAACTCAGACGCTTTCGCTGGAACGCACGAGAGATATGTTCTTTACATATTTGACGAGGCAAGCGCGATCTCGGATACCATTTGGGAAGTCTCCGAAGGTGCAATCACCACCGAACAGTGTATCTGGGTGGCCTTCGGGAACCCCGTGAGAAACACCGGACGGTTCAAAGCATGTTTCACAAAATTCCGCAATTATTGGAAAACCCGTAAGGTTGACAGCCGGACGGCGAAAAAGGCCAATCAAGTCCAGATCGAACAGTGGAAGAAACAGTATGGCGAAGATAGCGACTTCTTCCGCAAGAGGGTGAAGGGTGACTTCCCCGTTCAGTCCTCAAACCAGCTTATCTCCGACGTGTCAGTGACGGCCTGTAAAGAGTACGAATGCCATGGGTACGAAACCTTTCCAATCCGCATCGGCTGCGACGTGGCGCGCTTTGGGGAGGACGACAGCGTCATTCTGATCATGCAAGGGCGAAAGCTTTTGGAGGTCATCGAAATGCACCACAGGGACACGGTGCAGATTTATTCAAAACTCACGGAATGTTATAATTATTGGAAAGTCAAACAGGACAGAATTCACATTTTTGTTGATGACATCGGCGTCGGCGGCGGTGTTACGGATATGTTACGGCATGCGCACCTTCCCGTCACGGGGGTGAATTCCGGTTCTCAAGCGAGTGACCCCGACACGTTCATCAATATCCGCATTGAAATGTGGTGGAACATGGCCGAGGCGATCAAGGAAGGATTGGATTTTTCAAACCTTTCGCCGGAGGAATTCGACCGCCTGAAAGACGACCTCATCAATATCGAGTATTTCAATCAGGTGAAGAGCCAGAAATACCAACTCGAAAGCAGGGACAGTATCATCGGGCGCGACCTTCCCTCACCCGATAGAGGGACAGCACTTGCTTTATGCTTTGCCTACCCCGTTCCCCATGTGGTACAGTCATACCAGAACAAATTCCAAAAGCCGCAGGGCGGGGCGGCTACTTTGCAACGCAAAAAGAGGAAATAATCATGGGCTTTGCAGCACCTATTCTCCCGTTTCTTTCAGCAGCCGGAACCCTATTTTCAGCGTTTAAGGGAATGAAGGGCGAGAAGAAACCATCCGCAGCCGCAGCACCCAAGGCCGCAACACCCGCAGGAAAGACCCCCGAGCAGGAAGAAGATGACCGCCGCAAGCGCATCATTGCCATGAATGCCGGAGGGCAGACCGGACAAATGGGGCAGATGACCCCAGCCGGAGGCGTAGGCGGGGCGGCGAGTGTTTCACGGAAAACTTTACTCGGCCAATGAGGAAGACGCTTTTTGACCACCAAACCCAGACGAGGCAGTTAAAACCGCATGGCAGACGTAGCGAAGCTTCTGGAAGAAAACAGCCGCTTACAGACCGAAAAGAGCCAATGGAACTCCCAGTGGCAACTCGTCAGCGAATACGTCGGGAACCGTAAAGCCTCTTTCAATACCTTTGTTTCACAGGGCGAATTCATCAATTCAGACGTATGGTCTGACGTGGCCGGAAAAGCCGCGGAGACTTCGGCCAGTGCATTGATCGGCCTGATGTGGCCGGACAGCTATTCCTTCACCCTCGACCCCTTTGGCGCGGCCAAGGACGACGAACAGTGCAGGGAATGGCTTGAGTATTGCACCAAGGAACTCCAAGCGGATATGGACGACCCAGACGCAGGGCTTGCCATCTCTCTGGATGAATTCTTCCTCGATCTTATGCTCTACGGTACTCCGGCGATACACGTCGAAGAGGGCGAAAAGACCACCTTCAAATTTGACGCATGGAACGTGTCTCAATTCGCCATTGATGAAAACGCGGAAGGGTACGTCGACACATTCTTCAAGCAATATGAAAGAAACGTACGGCAAGCCGTTGAACAGTTTGGGCTTGATAAAGTCTCCGAGAAAACCCGCAAGGCTTTTGAAAAGGGGAACTTCGGGGATAAAGTCAAAATCGTCCACGTTATCCGGCCAAGGCTTGAGGGTGACCGTAAAGGAAACGGCGCGCAGGGTATGCCGTTCATGTCGATTTACATTGATGTGGACGAAAAGAAAGTTTTGAGGGAAAGCGGCTTCGAGGAACTCCCGACGTTTTGCACGAGGTTTTCCAAACGGATAGGCGAGAAGTACGGGCGCAGCGCGTCTATGCGAGCACTTCCGACGATCATCGAACTTAATGCCCTTTGGGAAATCATCACTCTGGGGATGGAGAAGAGTTACGACCCGCCCCTCGCGGTATATGACGACGGGACATTCGGCGGCGGGACGATAGACACCTCCGCAGGGGCGATCAACGTCTTGAACGTGTCAGGGAAGCTGAACGCGAACCGCGCACCCATTGAACCGATCATGACCGTGGGAAGCGTGAACGAAGTCGCGCCCCTACTGGAAAGGCTTGAAAACACGGTTAACGACCATTTCATGATTGACCGCCTTTTGGATACGAACAACGAACGGGAAATGACCGCGCGCGAAGCCCTTATCCGGCAGAGCCTCAGACAGTCTTCCCTTCGCTCACCCTTGGGACGCATCACGTCTGAACTGTTTAACAGAATGATAGCCCGTTGTTTCAACATCAAATTGAGGAAGGGTGACTTCGGATACGTCGAAGGCTCCCCCGAATTCAACGCAGCCCAAGCCATGCGCCCGAATGAGAAGATCAAGACCATCCCGCAGAAGATCGTCGATATGCAGGGCAAGAGGGCTTACAGGATTAGATACAGCACCCCCGCCGCGCGAGAGCAACAGGCAGAGGAAGCGCAGGGCATTCTGAACTGGTATGAATGGATAGGAGGCGTTTCACAGCTTGACCCGTCCTCCCTTGACATCCCAAATGTGGAGCGCACGGCCAAGAAACTTGGAGATATCTGGGCTGTTCCGCAAGAGTGCAAAAACACCGAAGAGGAAAAGAAGGCCATGCGTGAGCAGAAAGCACAAGCCATGGAGCAACAGGCCGCGCTTCAACAAGCCGGACAAGTGGCGACAATCGCCAAGGACGCGAGCCAAGCACAAAAGGCTTGATGTGGTACTCTTATACCGCTAATATTATCCCATGAATGTTAAACCTCCCTCGATCAAAGCGGAGGAACGGGCGAAAGAACAAGCGCGTATCCTCGAAGAGAAGAAGCAGCACGAAGAACACCTTCGGGGCATCTTCGGGCGCACATTCTCCACACCGGACGGAATTGAAACCCTGAAATGGCTGGCAAGAGAATGCCGCTTTGGGAAACCAATTCCGATCACGGACGACAGAGCCATGCAGTTGCTCACGATCAAGCACAATCTTTATACGGAAATACGCAGACATTTACCTTTTGAAACCCTTCAACACGTGGAGTACGAAAAATGACAGACGCAGGACAAGCAAACGGCGCAGCGGCAACGGTAGGAGCAGACGGCAAAGGCGTGACAGTCGGGGAAGTCGCGGCACAGAACAATTCCAGCGCGTCCTCTGGTGCTCCTTTCGTCGGGGCATCGGACAAGCCCGCAGCGCCGGATTTTAAAACGTCTCTCGGTGATTTTGCGAAAGACCCAGCCTTCGCGGCATTCAATGACCTTCAAGGATTGGCGAAATCCTACAAGGAAACGAAATCCTTGGTAGGGCAGAAGCTCGGTATCCCCGACGCGAACGCGACACCGGAAGCTAAGGCGCTGTTTTACAAGTCTCTGGGAGTGCCCGAGAAGGCAGAGGAATACGGCTTCCAACCCCCTGAAAACATCCCCGAAGCTTTGAAAGGCTCATACAATACCGAGCTTTTGAATGAATTCGCAGGTAAGGCCAAAGAGTTGAACCTGACGAAAGATCAGGCCGTGGCCATGCAAAAGTGGTTCGACAACAAACAGCTTGAAGCCTACAAGGGCATGGAAGCCGACACCTCAAGATCGGATGAGGAATTCGACAAACTTGCCACCTCTATGTTCGGGGATAAGAAATCAGAAGCCCTGCAAAGCGCCAACGCCATCTTGCAAAAGGCCGTTCCCGAGGCTCTGAGAGCCGACTTCGCCAACATGCCGAACGCCGCCCTTCTGGGTATGGCCGCAGTAGCGAAGCACTTCTCGTCCCAAAGCGGTGAGGACAAGGTTCTGCAAAACATTCAAGGATCACCCGCAAAAAGTGTTGGTGAACTCAAGAACGAAGCCCGCGAACTGATGAAAGACCCCGCCTATTCCAGCCCCATGGCAAAGGGCAGGGAAGCGCACGAAACCCTTGTCAAGAAGGTCAAGGAGATTTACGCGCAGGTGGACGTTCAGTCAAGGAAGGCCGTTTAATCGGCTTTCCTCTTGACGGTATCATAATACCCGTATATCATAGCACTATCGGATTACCCCTTGGCCCGATTGATCGCATAAGTGCGCGGCTTGCCCCGTAAAAAGCTAGGGAACGCCCGCAAGGATTACGCTCTCGCAGAAATCGGTTTAACCCCTATTTTGTGAGGCGTCAAATGACAAGCCAAATCAATAATGCCTTGGTCATCCAGTTTAGCGAACAAGTGCATGTAAAATCCCAGCAGATGAAATCCCGCCTTCGGGATAAAGTCGAGACGAAGATGGTCAAAGGCGAAGACTATGCCTATGAAGACATCGGCTCTCTCGAAGCAGTAGAAATCACCTCCCGCCACCAAGCCACGGCAGGGCAGGACATCACCCACGGCAGACGTCGTATCCGTATGCGCGAATTCAGGGCAACGATCTATCTGGACAAGAAAGATCAGTTGGAAACCCTGATCGACCCGCAGCGTAACTACGCTCAGGCAGTTGCCCGCGCCCTATACCGCAAATTCGACGCGGTAGCAGCCGAAGCAGCTTTCGCAAGCGTAAACACCGGTAAAGACTTCACGACCTCGGTCACTTTCGCAAACGACGGCGGCGACACCATCACGGCCACCTCCGGCCTGACGTATGAAAAACTCTTGGAAATCCAAGAGGAATTCATTGATGACGATTTCGGTATCGAT